TCTTCGTCGTGCTCGCAGCCGGTGGGCAGCGGGCCTTGGTCCAGGCTCTCAGCCAGGAAGCACTCGTGGCCGGTGGTGAGGACCTCGGTCGTGGGTCGCAGCGGCGAACGCACCGGCGTGCGGAACCGGATGTCCTGCCACTTCACGCTCCACCCCAGGCACGGGCTCGCGGTGCGCTCTTCCTGGGTGAGCCACCCGAAGGTGCCGAGAATGACGGCGTCGCCGTACTGCTGCTTGAGCAGGGCGCAGACGCTCTCCCAGAGTTCGTAGGCGTCGTCGTCAGTGACCGCGTGGCACTCTGCCCGCAGCACCTCGACCGCGATCGACCTGGTGGGCTGCGTGTCCCGTGCGTTGCTCGTCGCGTCGACCTGGCCGGGCGCCTCGTGCGACCCGCCGCGGTGTAGGAAGATCACCCGCGGCGGCAGGTTCTCGTGCTTGTGCCGCTCCTGCTCACCCGAGACGAACGGAACGCTCTCCCCGGTGGCGGTCGCGTAGGCCGTCTGGAGCGCGGCGAAGATGTCGTCGAAGCCAAAGGCCATGGCTTACCGCCCGAAGAACTGCCGGAACCACTCGTCGGTCGTCTCGTCGAGCGAGGCCCCCCACGACGAGGGGACGTCACCATCGCGGGGGAAGAACGGGCGGGCTGGGATCGTCACCTGGTGCGCAAAGACCGGCTTGCCTCGCACCATGAACCGCAGCATCGCCGCGTGGCGCGGAACGATGGTCTTCCCGGTCTGGTGCACGATGGCGTACCAGACGCCCATCGCGATCGTGACCTGCGACTCGGTGACGCCCGCGACGTGCAGGGAGTTCAGCATCACCCCGCGGTCCCGCAGGATCTGCCCGTCGCGGTAGGAGAGGGGGGCCCATGCCGCCCCGTAGGGGTCGCGCTCCTGCTCGAACCCCTCCCGGACCAGCTCGACCGCCTCCTCGCCGATGTTCCGCGCGAGGTCGCGGATGCCGGGACCGCGCTCGAGCTCAGCGAGCTTACGCTCGAGCTCCCGTAGATCCGCGTCGTTGGCGATGACGGTCACAGCACCGTCATCGAGCCCCAGCCGCGGCTCGTTCCCGTGACGACGACAGCCCCCGACCCCTCGGACGTCTCGGGCGTCGAGTCGGTGACGTCGGCGCCGGCGATGCCGCGGCTCACGTCGCGCAGCCACCGCTCGCGCCCCTCCGCCGCCTGCACTGCAAGCGCGGTCGCCTCGGTGTGCGGGTTGATGCCGTGGACGTCGGTGAGCAGCGAGAGCGACGCGATCTTGGCCACTGCCTGGGCCACGTCCCGCCCGACTCGGAGGAACGGCTCGACGAAGCGGCGGGACAGGTACCCCCGGGCGACCTGGGTTGCCGCGGTGAGGTGCCGGATGCGAGTGGCCTTCGGCAGGGCGCCGATCGCAGTGCCCGCGGCCCCCAGTTCCAGGAGCTCGGCGAGCGTGCAGAACGTCTCGAGCGCCGTCCCGGTCACCGCGAAGGTCACCTCGGCGCCCGCCGTCAGCGTCCATCGCGCCCGCACGTAGCGGCCGAAGTCTCCGGCGGCGAAGGTCTGCACTCCCGCGGCCTGCATCGCCTGCAGGTTGTCCACCGGGCGCCAGGAGGTGCCATCGGCGGAGGTGTCTAGCGCGACGTTCAGGATGGCGCCGGTGCCCGTGATCGCGGTGACGGTGAGCGTCCCCTCGACGACGCTCCGCGTCTCTACGTCGTCCTCTCCCCAGAGATCGACCGCCGCGCCCGTCCCGCCCGCCACTTCGGCGGCACTCGCGTGCAGCGTGATGGCGAGCGGGGCGGGCATGGTCGGCTCGTGCGCGGGGAGGAGGGAGGAGAGCCCAGGCGAGATGGAGATTTACGCGGTCGGCAGCGCGAGGACGGTCACCGACACGGCGCCCGTGTCGCCAGCGGTCGCGTTGACGCGCACCGCCGAGTCGGCCGCGTGCTCGGCCACGACCCCCGCCCCGACCAGCACGTCGCCGGCAGTACCGGCGGCGATGGTGAGCAGCGCGGTGCCTCCCACCGACTCGACCACGAAGGCCGCGGTGGTGGAAAGCGTCTCGGTCACGACGGCCACGACGAGGCAGGCGCGCGCGTTGACGTCGTCCGCCGCCAGCAGCGTTGGATCCGCGTCGGCGTTGTCCACGACCGCGCTGGCACCGAGCCCGGCAGCGACGAGGGAAGCGAGTCCGGCGCCGTTCGCCAGCTTCGCGGCCGTGACGTTGCCATCGAGGATCTTCGTTGTGGTCACCGCGTCCGCGCCGAGCTTGTCGGCGGTCACCGCGAGGTTCGCTAGCTTCCCCGTCGTCACCGACAAGTCGGACAGCTCGGTCGTGCTGACGTCGCTCGGGTTCTCCCACTGGAGACTGGAATTGAGGCCCATTTGTCACTCCAGGGCGGCCAATACTGCCGCTGCTTGAGCGGAGCTGAGCCCCGCGTTGGTCAACTCCTCGAGGTCAGCTCCGGTCACCTCTTCGAGGACGAGGTACCCGGCCCCGGCCAGCGTCGCCGCTGCGGGGAAGTTCGCGGGCAGGGCAGTGCCGGCCAGAGCCCTGCGCTTCGTGTCCCAGGCGGACGGGTCGCCTTGCCCCGTGTTGCGCGCCTGGTGGTACTTCAGGAATACGTACCTCCGGTGGGTCTGGACCCGTTCAGCGGCGGCCACGGTGCGCCTGTGCCCCATCACGCGCCGGCTCGCGCTCTGCCGGGGGCTCCGGGGCGGTCGCAGCGTCGAGCTCGCGCTCGAGTTCCGCCACCCGCCCCCTGGCCGTGTCGAGCTCGCGGCGCAACGCATCGTTCTCGACGCGCAGCGCCTGCTCGGTGGTCAAGCCAGGGCGGGGCGCCGGCACGTTTCCGCGCCGACGCTCCTCGTCGATCCGTTCCCGGTTTCGGTTGAACGTGGAGAGCCCCACCTGTTCCTCCTACGGTTAGCCGATGAAGCCGCTGGCGTTGGTGCAGACGCGCACCACACCCGGCCGCGTGCCGCCGCGACGCCGCCGGTACATATGCGCCACGCTGTAGAGATGCATGGCCGCGATGTCCGTGTGCTCGAGGATGTCCTTGTCGGTGAGCAACTCGAGGCCGGCCTGGTCGTACCAGAACGCCGCGGCGCCACGGGTCCAGATCTGGCTCTCGCACTTCAGGAGCGCGGTCGCCGTGTAGGCGTTGTCGGCGCTCATCTCGGCATTGGCGATCGACCACGTCAGACCCGTCTCGCCGTTGTTTCCGACGAGGGAATCGACCGCGGTGTCCGTCAGCGCCGTTGCCGTGGAGTGCGCGGGGGTCGTCATCGTGGCCGACCAGGTGTTGCCACCGTCGGTCGAGAACCGGAACGTCGCCTGGCCAGGAGCCGCGCCGGCAGCGATGGAGACGACGTCGATCACGAGGCTCCAGGGGCCCATCTTGCCAGCGTCAGCCACGGCCAGGGTGACGGCGGGGGGGGCGGTCCCGGTCCCGGCCACGGCGCCCATGTCGGAGCTGGCCAGCGACACGGAGTCGCTCACCAGGATCGGGATCCCCGCGATGCGGACGACGGTGCCGTCCTGCGGCTGGGTGAGCAGCGGGCGTCCAACCGAGTCCACCTGCGCCGCCAGGTCGCCAGCGACCAGCGAGTGTACCACCATCGCGACGATCCCCTCCTGCTCGTCGCCGAGCTTCTGGGCCTTGGCGCGCACGATGTCCTGGTAGGACAGGTAGTGCGGGGTCGATGTGCTGTAGAGGTCGTAGACCAGCGCGGACCCGTGGCCGGCCGTCACGAGCTGCTTGTCCATGCGCCGACGCGCGGCCTCCATGATCTGCCGGGCGTGCTCCTCGTAGGGGTTCACGTCCGTGCCGAGGTTCTGCGCGGAGTAGCTGACCTCGAAGGCGAGCGACCCGCGGACGACCGTGGCCGTCTCTCTGGTCGAGCCGACCTTGACGATCGACGCGGACTGCGACTCGGAGCGGTCCTCGAACTCGCCGAGGGTCCCGAAGTAGGGGACCTGCACGGTCTTTCCGAGCACGGCGCGGCCGTTGGCAAGCGTGCCGTTGACGGCTACCGCTCCGCTCGAGACGAGGGGGCTGTCGATGATCGCCGTCTTCTTCGCGAACATGCCGCGGACGGTGTCGGCGAGGACCTCGGGGATGAGGGCGGTGTCGGTGGTCTGGGTGGGGCCTGCGGCCATGATTCGATCTCCTGCTGATCAGTGGTGGGGGTCCGTGGGTCGCCGCAGCGCCCGTCAGTTTCCGTCGCGCAGACGGCGGTAGAGGTCGGCGTCCTCGAGATAGAGCGCGTGGCGCTCGTTCGGGGTGAGCTCGGCGAACGTCTTGCCGTTCCAGCGCTCCGCCGCGGCGGCCTTGGCCGGTGCGGTCGCGGCGGGCTCGCGGTGCTGGCTCGCCCCCACGATGATCGGAGCCGTCTCCGCGAACGCCCGCAGCGTCTCGAGCGACGCGGTCTTGCAGAACCCTTCGCGCTGCGCGGGGGTGATCCGCTTCTCTGCCTCGAGCTTCGCCACCAGGGAGGCGCGGTCGCGCTCCTCGGACGCCTTCTCGAGCTCTGCCACGCGCGCCTCCGACGTCTTCAGCGCCTCGGAGCTGGCCCGGAGCGCTTCGACCGCCCCCCGCGCCGCGTCGGCCGTGGTGACCCCGAGGGCGTCGAGGATGGTGCGGAGCGCCTCCGCGTTGGCGGCCGCGACTCGCTCGGCCTCGGTCGGAGTGGTGGCGACGATCTTCGTCTCGGGCATGGGTTGCTCCTCAGTCGGCGCCTTCGCGCCATGGGTTTCGCGGTACTGCGCGATCACGGCCGCGCGCTGCTCGGACAGCGTCTCCGGGTTGGAACCAACCGGGACGATCGAGAGCTCGAGCAGCTCGAGGTCATCGAGCACGGTCACTTCGCGGTCCTCGTGCTCCTCGAATAGAACGGTGTGGGGAACGAACCCCACGGAAACGCCGCGCAGGAGGCCCGCGTCGATCGCATCCCAGACCTCGTCCGAGCGCGCGAACTTCCCCGGGGGCGGGAACTCGACGTCAGCCTCGAGCCGGCGCTCCTTCTTCGAGCCCTTGACCTGCACCTTCCGCGCAGTCGCGATCGGGAGCTCGTCGCGCTTGTGGGCGAAGAGCACGACCGGGTTCTGCTCGAATCGCTTGAGGTCCCAGTTCTGGCGCAGCACTGACCCGTGCGAGTCCAGGGCGCCCGTGGAGGCGACCACGTGCACCGTGCGTCCGCTGCCACCCTTCGAGGCGGCCGCTCGCTCTTCCTCTGCCGTTTCCGCCACGATCTCGGCGTCGAGGTAGATCGGCTCTCGCGTCTGCTCGCTCATGGTCGTCTCGTTGGTAGGCCCCAGTGGGCGCCCGTGCTGAGGTGGGGCGGCACACGGGCACGCCACCGGGGGACTGGAGCCGCTCAGCGTCGCCAGGGCGAGCGAGCGATAGGAGGTCCAAAGGTGGGTACGCATCGGACGACTCCTCACGAGCCGCTGCGCGCCGATTCCTTTCGCAGCCGGGCCCCCTCGAGCGCAGCGTCCCCGGTGGGCTCGTGCGCGAGCGGGGCTACCTGGACTCCCGGGTCGAAGCTCGGGGCCGCCCCGAAGCCAGAGCCCGGAGCCTCGACGTCGAAGTCCGGCCTGTTAACGCCTCCACGGCGCTCGGCCTGGGAGCGTCGCAGGGAGCGGATCCCACTGCGGCAGTTGAAGTGCAGGGGTGGCGTGTTCTCGCTCCACCAGGGGTCGTCCGCCGGCAGTAGCACGCCGTTTCGCGCCTCGCAGATGTCCGTCTGCCGGCCGTCGATGAGGGCGTCGAAGAGCCAGAAAGGGCGGAGCGCCAGGACCGCCGGGTCGCTCATCTGCCGCACGCGGCCGTGGCTGAACGCGGTCTGGACGTTGGTGCGGAAGATGGTATTCCCTGTGTAGAGGCCACCAGCGATGGTGAAGTACCCATGTGCGGTGGACAGGTTGTAGACATGCCCGCGAAACTCGACATACCTACAAGAGCTCACGCGCTCGAACTCTACCTCCATGGCGAGAGCATCGCGCACATCGCGGCCATCGTCGGCGCCTCGAGCGGCTGGGTCGGTGGAGTAGTCCGTGAAGCGGGGATCTCTCGCTCGCTGTCCTCGGCGCGGGAGCTTCATTTCGCTCGCGGCGGAGCGCCCTCCCGCGAGCGCCATGATCTCCCGAAGGACGAGATATCCCGAAGGTACCAACGCGGAGAAAGCGCGAATCAGCTCGCCAAGGCGTTTGGTGCGAGCCACTCCGCCATCGAGCGCGTATTGCGCCGTTCGGGGGCCACGTACCGGGGCATCGCAGACGCCGCACCGCTGCGTGATCATCACCAGATGGCCACACTCGTGGCAGAATCGCGTTCGCGACGCCGCGGGCGTTTCGAAGACATGATCTTCCAGTGGCTCTCGGATCGGGGCGAAGCGCCCGAGGCACAGGTCCCCTGCGGCACGCGCAACATCGACATCGCCGTCGCGCCCATCGCCGTGGAAGTCCAGTCGTACTGCTTGAACCCTTTCCGGTGGCCGCAACTGCGCCAACGCATCGAAGACCTGCGCGATGGTGGTTGGTGGTGTTGCTTCGTGATCGTTTCCCAACGCACGCGCGTTCTCGTGCCCACCGTAGCGGACCAGATTATCGCCTTGGCGGAGCGCGCCCGCGGGAACCCACCCGCGCCGCGTGAGCATTGGGTGATTCGGGGTTGCGGAGAACTGGCGGCCCGACGCTGTGACGACCTCGACGACGCGCCCCTCGAACCACCGTCGGTGGGCTGCCCGTACCACGGCCCCGCTCACCGGCGTGTCGCCTGGTAGGCACTCGAGACGCCACGCCGGGTTCTTCACGGTCCCCGCCCACGCGGCCTCGAGCGCGGGGCCGATCTCCTCGCGCCAGCTCTCCAGGTCCATTCCCTGGTCGAGAGCTCGCTCGAGCGAGTCCAGCACCTGCTGGACGATGCTCATCTGGGCGACGTTGGCGACGGAGAACGCCTTCTGGCGTGCCTGCGCCTCGAGGGCGTAGAACGCGCCCGCCGGCATCGGCGTCCGCGCACGGAAGAACGCGAGGGCATCGTCGAACCGCTCGAAGACGTTTTCGAGCGGGAGCTCGTCGGCCATCGCTTCCTGCGCCTACGATGGCAGACCCGCCATCTCGTTGGTGAAGGCAAAGGCGCCGTGGAGCTTGCGGGCCGCGGCGTCGTAGACAGCGCCAGCTTCCGCGGCGGTGTCGAAGTACCCCAGGTAGCGCCGCTTACCCGAGAGGCAAATGTGCGCCTGCCACCGCTTCCTGTCCTTGTTCCACGAAACACCCTTGTACCCGCTGGTGTTGTTCCGGGGACGGCGCATGTTGTGGCTGTTCTCCGCCGCGATCGCCAGCCGTAGGTTGTTCAGTCGGTTGTCGAGCGTGTCGTGGTTGCGGTGATCCACCTGAACTCCATCCTGAGCTCGCAGCACCTCCCGGTGAAGGAGTAGCGTCTTCCGTCGACGATCTCTTCGCGGACTCATGCTCACCGCGTAGAAGCCCCGCGTTCCCGGGTGCCACCACGCGCACCAGGTCCGGCCCCTCACCAGCGCGTAGCTTGCCGCGTCCACGAGCGCGAACCGCCCCTGCGTGAGAGGGATCTCGATCGAGCCGTCCTCACGGATCACAGGCTCGCGCCCCCGCTGGCAGGGGTCGTCCTTGGTTGGCACCACCATTCAAACCTCCGCCGCTGCCGACCACCTGCCCGCCATCGCTGCAAGGACTTCAGCGCGTTCCAGGATGGCCATGAACGGCGCCGGAGCCATCTCGCCGTAGGCGGCAATCAGGCGCTCCCGGATTCTCCGCGGGTCCTGCTCCTCGTCGATGATCCGCTTGATGGCACGGAGGTCCGGGGCGAGCGCGGCCGACGCGGCCGTTACGCCCTCAGAGACGAGCGCGTCCGTGAACTCCTGCCCCAGAGCGAGCCCATCCACGGTGGCACTGGCCACCGTCGCCAGCTCTTGCGCCCGCGCCGCCGGGGGCCGCGGCGCGCTGCCGGGCGGCGGGGGCGGCGCGGCGGCGCGCCGGACGCGGATGCCGAGGAGTTCCTCCAGCTTGTCTTCCTCGCCGTCCTCGATCTCGTAGCCCGCGTTCCGCAGCGTCGCGAGCCCATTGGCGCTGGACTGGAACCGGGACGCGGCGGCGGTCAGGTCGCGCTGGGGCTCGATCTGGTACTTCGGCCACGGTGGCGCGGTGCTCGCAAAGTTGAACTCCGCCCACCAGGTCAGGCACTCGCGGCGCTCGGTCGTCTCGAGGCACCGGGCGATCGTGCGCTTGCGGTCGTAGGAGACGTTCTCGGCCGACTTCGACGCCGCGAAGCTGCCGCCCTCGATCTGCGTCGTGAGGTTGTTGCCGGTGATCGCGACGGCGACGGCCTTCGGCCAGACCTCGTCGCAGAGCTTGACGAACGACTCCCAGTTCTTGGACGCCGACTCGAGGAGCTTCAGGTCGTAGCCCTCAGGAAGGGTGATGTGCCCTCCGCGGACCAGGCTCGCGACCTTTTCGGTGAGCTCCTGGCGCGAGGCGTCGTCGAGTAGCGACTCGCCTTCGCCGACCTTCGTCGTTTTTGACGCCACCCGGGTGGGCGCCGCGTGGGAATCGTTCCAGTCGAACCACCCCAGCTTTGCGCACTGGGCGGCGTACCAGAGCAGCCCGAGCCCGTACCACGGTGCCTTCGTCCACGGACGCTTCGCCCCGTAGGGGGTGAAGAGCAACCACTCGGAGTCACCAGGGGTGAACTCGACGCCGTCGCTGTTGGAGCGCGTGCGGATCTTCCAGACCGACTTCTCCCCATCGAAGCGCAGCGCCCGGGGGTGCCACACATCGTACCTGGGGAGCAGGCGCCCGGTTTCCGAGTCCGCTTCCCACGCCGCCGCGTGCACGGGGACGACGCCGAGCCCGATGGCCCAGCGGATGATCTCGCCCTGGAGCTCCTCGGGGAAGATGCTCCAGAAGTCCCGCCCCAGTGCCGCGACCAGCGGGTCGTCGGCGAAGTCGATGCCAGGGAGCGACGTCTCGAAGGTGATGGGGACGCCGGCGATCCCGGCGAGCGCCTGCAGCGGGCCGAGCGCGCGCTCGTCGCCGAGCACCATCTCCCAGAGGTCGGCGGCCAGCGATAGGTCGCCGCTGTTCGCCATCCGCTTCGCGAGTTCGATCCGTTGGACGGTCCAGCCAGCAATCACGCGGGGGGGCTGCTCGATGTGCCCCGAGTCGGTGCTGGCGTCCGTCTTCTTTCGTCGCGACGCCATCAGTACACCGTTCGATCGTGCTGGTCCTTGCCACCGCCCGTGCTGACACTGCGCGCGGCGCGCTTCGGGTTCAGCTCGTCCCACCCAGCCGCGAGCGCGTCGACGATGTCGTCCCGGTCGTCCTTCACGCCCGTGAACGACGCGATCTCGTCGAGCGCGTCGTCCACCCAGTCGCCGTAGAGGGGGGAATCCTCGGACGGGAAGGCGAGCTTGCCACCGTTCCAGCCCTCAGCGGCGCCTTGGGCGCGAACGAACTTGTCGGCCGTCGTCGCGAGGTCACGGAACCCCGGGACCTTCGCCTTGATGAACTGCGCCGAGCCCTTCTCGGTCCCGGAGCGGTACCACCGCATCGGGCCCGCTTGCTCGGATGCCATCGCGCGAAGCGTGAGCGTGAACTCGGGTGCTGCTACCTGGGAGATGCGGCCGGCGGTCACGTAGGTGATCTCGCCGCAGCGCTGCATCCGGAGGCAGACCGAGCGGTCCGCGACCGTCTTCGCCGTGTAGGCGAGGTCCACGCCGTAGGCGGTGCGGTGGGCCCCGTCTGGGAGTCGCACGAAGCGCAGCGGGTTGCCGACGAAGACCTCCGCGCCTCGGGGGCGCGGGCGCCCCTGGTAGAGCGACGAGAACTTGAAGACGTTCTTGACGCGGAGTTGCTCGAGCTCGTCGCGGGAGATGATGTCGGGCCGGATCGGCTCTCCCGGTGCTCGCCCGAGTGGGTCGTCGTCTTCCTCGGCCAGAGCGGGGATGTTCATCCCACTCCACCGCGCGTCGGCCGCGTACCGTCCGATCGGGTCGTCCGGGTGCCACCGGGTGTGGACCAGGATGACGGAGCCGTCTGGGGTAAGGCGCGGAATGACGTCGTCGTCGATCCAGCGGAAGACCCGCTCGCGTTCGGTCCTCGACTCCGCCTGGGCTCGCGACCCAATGGGGTCGTCGATCACGATGAGGCGCCCGCCGCGGCCAGCGATGCCGCCGGCGCCGAACGCCATCAGGCCGCCGCCAGCATCCATGCGCCAGTTCGCGCGGCGCTGCGTGTCCGAGTCGAGGCGGCCACCGGCCTGCGCCACGATTCGGCGGATCGCCTGCGCCTGGTCGCCCGCGAACTCCGCGGTGTGCGAGCACCAGATCACCTCGTCGGTCGGCCTCCGCAGCAGGTGAGCGGCGACGACGTACCGCAGCGTGACCGTCTTCCAGTGGCGCGGAGGAACCGAGAACCAGAAGAACCGCTTGCCCTGGGGGCGATCCGCGATCGCCGCTTCCGCCTCGGCGAGGAGGTGCCGGAGGTGGTGCGGGGCCTGCAGCCCAGCGGCGCGGATGAAGGCCTCTAGCGAGAGGCGGGAGAGGTCACTGGAGGGGGACTCCGGCGGAGGCGCCAGCCGTCGGAACGCTTCCGCCCGGCGTTGGAGGCGCTGGATTCTCCGGAGTACGTCGCCCATCGGGTGAGCGCTCCCCGCGCTCTAGCAGCCGGCGGCTCATCTCGAGCTCTGCGCGGTTG